AACATTATCCGTTATTACCTTTCACTTCTTTCTTGCTCATATTAGTAACGCCAAAGAATACGCCAACTATACCAGCAACTGATAGGAAGTAAATGGAAGCCATAGAACCTATGATAGAAGACGCTTGATCTAATCCTAATGCACTAGCTAATACTACACAAAAAGGATAAGCAAGCATACCGAATAAACAGAACCATGCCATACGTCTTTGTGCATCTCTTTGCGCGTCTTCATCATCTAGTCGTCTGCGTCTATCTTCTAGTTCAAGAGCTTCCCACTCTGATCTATCTATAGTGCCACTTCCATCTTTATCTACTTTATCAAATTCACTCATTCTTAAGAGTAGTCCATGCACCCCAAGCGATAGCTACACCAGCGGCAATGTTGTCGATTGAGTTAGGTAGCAATATTACAACTACTCCAAGTCCAAGTAGAGCAACTCCGTCCCATGTAGTTCTCTCTTTTAATCTATCTTTAATCCAATTCATATTAGTCTCCTAATCTGCTAAAGGGTTATCTAACGCCCTTTGTAATTTATCCATTAACTTATCTTCGAGTTCCTTCATCGAGCCACTTTGTGATACTCTGACACGTTCTCTTTGGTTCTCAAACCTTACCTCAGCGTCATCTATCATCTTTCGTACTTTGTCTTCCGACTCACGTACCATGTCCTCAACTCTGTCAGTCTGCTTCTCAATGCTCAATATATCAGAACGTAATCCATTCTTAATGTCACGACTATATTCTACTGACTCTTCTACCTTCTCAGATATACCTGTCACCTTTGCATCCATTACATCCATCTGTAGTTGATATTCTTCTAAGTCAAGCCCAGCGACTGATTCTATCTTTTGATATAAAACAAAGCCACCATACAATCCACCTACAACAGTAGATAGGAAAGCAAATATAGCCATGATAGATCCAAATGATAACTTCATTCCACCTGTCTTGAACTCACGGTCTGCTAGACCATCAATGTTATCTGCTATCTTGGTAGTATCCATTAGTTCTCAAACTCCATATCACCACCAGAACTTTGTAGACTCTTTAGTTGCTCTAGTTCATCTCGTAGCTTCTGTATCTCTAACCTACGTTGTGCTAACTCTATTTGATACAGGTCGTCACAGTTTATACGAGCCTTTGGTTTATCTAGTGGTATAACAATTCTAGCATACACGCCAATATCTTTACCCCTGCTATTTGTATCTAAACCTGATAGTACACCCGTTACACCGTACTCAAGGTTTACACCCCCACCAACAGCATTACTGCACCTCATGTTACCAGTGGAAAATGAGTCCGACTGATAGTTCATAGGTGGGTTAGGTAATGCTAATGAAAGAGAACTACTATCTGCTACAGCAGAACTAGCTACAAAACAAAGGGTAAATAATAATCTCATGCGGGTTCACCATCTAATCTCGAACATATCCTAGAAGAAACAAGAGTTCTAGACTTGCTAGTCTTTCTTACTTTTGATGTAGTACATAAGTATACAGCTTCGTCCATATCAGACTTACGTATATATACATCAAAAGACTTTCTTTCTTTGTATCCTATGTTTATAATTCGGTATGAGGATGCAAAAGGTATGTTCGTCCAGTTTAAATCAAATAACTCTATCTGATACCATTCTATTTCTTCCCTAGAGTTAAATATAGACATCTCTACTTTAACTACACCAGATACATGAGAAGGTTTAACTTCGGGATAAGCTGGTGTCATCTCGTGTGCTGAGGTGGAAAATGACCATAACAGAAAGAGTAGTATAAGCCTATTTAGCAATACAACTAGCCTGTACTAATGCAGTATAGACCCCTCCGACGAAAGGTTTAGATGAACCGTAAGTAGCACTTGATGCAGTAGAAAACCATGTTGAACCTGCGAGTGTTAGATCAAAGATTGTTGTGTTTTCCACCACTACCTTAGCGGCTTCATAGCCTGACATACCAGCAACAGATGTTTGTGTTACACTTGTGCTACCTGTCCATGCAACTGTATCATTCAAAGTAGGAGAAGTACTAAAAGATGTTGGGTGTGTTATGTTAGCTGTGTAGCTGTCTGCTAGAGATACATCGAACCTGATTACAGGTAGTACTCCACCATCAGCAGGTGTAGTGCTTAACTTACTAGCTATAGGGTTTCCATAAACCCCATCTTTAGTTGTTTGTATTACACACTTAGCTTCTACAGTACCTGTTATTGGTACGTTTGCTAGTGCAGGTAAAGCGAATAGGGATAGTGCTGTTACTAGATACTTCATATTAAACCTCATTTATCATACTGCATATCAACCATTTGTTCGTGCAGTATCTGTTGTGCTAAATTATTTCTTAGGGCTTTCTTGTTGTCAGGTATTGTACCATCTTGTAGTCCAGCCGCGTCATTTAATGTACCGCCGTTTATATTGGCATTGTAGTACATAGCGATATTAGTTTGTTGGTTAATAGCCATGATAATGTCATCTTGACCTTGTGCCTTAAATAGAGTTAGAGCATTAGAAGATGCTGTTAGACCCATCTCTATACGTGTATCTTCTTCTTCCTCTTCTTCAGAGAGTATTAGCTTACCGTCTTCGTCGTACTGGAACTCATCAGCCTCTAGTGTATCAACTACAGAGTCATCTTCTAGTGCATCATATACAACTACTTCTGGTAACTCTGGCATAGGTTTTACATAACCAGCACATGATGGATCAGACTGTGGGTCATAGCATTTGTCTACCCTGTAGGTATATATAACAACTGCATCTTCCACTCTGCCCTCTCCCTCCACTTCAATCGAACCCGTACCCCAAGATGAAGCTGGAATGTTTGAAACTGGAAACGACTTTACAATGGTATTACCAGCTACCCCCGACCAGTCATCTGTTTCTCTGAAGATATATCCATCACCATTAGCATTAAGATTACCAACGTGTACCTTCATGTCTGCATCTGGATCTTTTATTGTAGTGTATCTATATAGAAGTCCGTTTATGTCTACACCAGCAATGCTAGGTAAGATACTATCCATACCCCAACCTAGAGAAACACTAGCGGCATTACCTGTTGTCCCGTATGTATAAGGCTCAGAGTAACAATAAGAAGGCAAGGCTACTAAAAATAACACCCAAGCCAATCTTCGTCTCACCATTTTCATCGAACATCCTTTCGATCACATTGTTCTGGTCGCGTTCTATAGCTTCCTCGACTGCTTCCATTTCCCAAGCTAACCTAGCTTTATCCCCCACCAATCCATCCTTGGGGCAGGGAGTCCCAGCGTTGAGCATGGCTTCAAACACGCGAGAATCCTGACACATTACAGATACAGCCGCAACTTTCATACCCATATCATACATAGTCTTAGCGTTCTTTAACTTCTCACAGTTCATGTCTCTCACTGTACGACCAGCAGAAATACCAAGTATCTGTGTTTGCACAGCACCAGCTACACCTACAGTACATAAGTCAGAGTTACTTGCACTTATCTGTGGTGATATAGCTGAAGGTGGTGGACTGTTAATGGTAGTCTCCATATTGCCATCAGAAGTTATTGTACTATTACTGTCGGTGTAAATCGTATCGTCAGCATATACAATACTACCAATTAGTAGGGTAAGTAGTATAAGTAAGTGTTTCATTTTCTCTCCACGAGTCTATCTAGCTTTTCCTCTATCCTATCAAACTTACTCATTATTTGACCAAGGACTTGATTTGAGTCAACCTTAGTGACATACTCTTCTCTAGTTCTGTTTAGTAGTATTCGTAGTCTACTCAACTCTATTACATAGCCTCTTAGAACGAATCCAATAAAACCAATACCTAAAGTTAGTATACTACTCCATAGGTCAGTCATTTCCATATGTTGTACCTACCTTACAAAAGCTACAGTAACTTGATCCATTTGTGATCTTGCAAGGTTACCATGATTAGTCACAGTAAATCTACAAGTAGTTTGAGTCAGTTGATAACCCTCAAGAGAACCACGATTATCTGTTCTTGTGGCGGTAGCTGATCCAAGAAGAACATAATTTGCATCGGGCATTAACCCAGAATTAAAAGTAACAGTGTAGTCACCAGTATTATTTCTTACGATACTAGATATACCTTCTGAATGTCCAATGGCAGGTGTACCTGATCCAGTACCAGAACCAGAAAAGTTAGCAAATGCTCTTATGGGACTACTAACAACTAGGTTATCTACAGCACCTTTAAGTTTAGCTGGAGATATTAAACTCTCAGTTGTTCCTGTACCTGTATTCCAGACACTAGATAATTGATCTCCAAGAAGACCAGCAGTTGCCCCACCTGATGTAACTAGGTTAGTATTCTCTAGTATAGCAGTTACACCTGTTGACTGGTTTATATAAACGACATCAATCCAAGTGCTGTCAGTCTCGTTTCTCATCTTAAGTATGTTGTTAGTTGTATCGTACCAAAACATATTAGCATAAGTTGTTGAGGGTGCTGAAGCCCCACTATTGTTACTAGCAAGGGCTTGCAGTCCATTGTTTATATCAGTCCTTGCACTGAGAGAGGTCTGGTTAGCTATTTCAAAGTCATGTTGTGACATATATTAGTACTCCACTGTGGCACTTAGTGCCGATATATTAGGGGTTATTTTCGGGCCAGTATTAGAAAGGGTAGCTCTAAACTCTACAAACCTACCTACAACCTCTCCAGAAGCATCCACAAAAGATGCACTAGCTAAGTTATTCACTGTATCTGCGGCTCTAGCTTCTACTATAACACTGTAGTCTGAGAACTCTGCGTCTTCATTAGTCCAAGTATCAAAGTTGTTAGGCCAAGTATCCCAGTTGTTAGGTATATCGTCCCAGTTAACTTCTCCGTTAACAGCATCTGAGTGTTTACGAGCTACAGTAATAGCATAGGATAATCTAACTGTACGAGGTGTGCCTACATCAAAGTAACTACTTCCTCCGTGATCAAACTCGTAGACCCCAGTGGAATTTGCATTAGCAAAGCTAGTCATAAACAATTTACCACCAGAGACAGTAAGGTTAGTCTTAGACCCACTAAAACTTGTGCTTTCTGTATCTGTATCAGATGCACCTAATTCTGGTAACTCACTACCTGCAATAACAACAGAAGTTGCTGTAGTACTTTCGTTTCCTGTTTTATCTACAGACGACACAAAGAACTTGCCAGCAAGGGCAGGGAATGAAACAGACGTAGCTGGTCTAGCAATCTTCTCTACCTTTACTAAAGTAGAAGCATCTCCAAAGTTAGATGAAGAGTTTGATGAGTAATATAGTTTATAGTGTGATAAATCTAAAGCAGTAACTGGCGACCAGTTAAAGAAGGCAGTACCCCCCGATAGTAAATGGGTTAGGTTAGTAGGTGCAGAAGGCGGTGTAGTATCGTGTGTTACGTTAAAGGTAGTTGTAACTGTAGTACCTTTGTAGCCAAGAGCATTAACAGGTGTAACTGATATAGTATAGTTTATAGCTGGCTCATCTACTTGAGGAGCATCTATACCTACTACTTCAAACCTACCTGCTGTAGTACCTTCATTAACAAGAATAGCTTGACCTACAGATTTAAATACTGTGTCACTTGTCTTCTTATATTTAACTATAACTGATTCTACACGCTCTATCTCACTTGACGTTGCTTCTATAACAAGGACGTTAACAACACTTTCGTTAACTTCTCTATACTCTTTACTTACAGTAACACCAATACTAGGTACATCGTAGTAAGGCAATAAGTTAGTGTTGTTATTAATAATATCTTGTTCGTCTGATTCATTAAATCCGTATGCCGAAGAGCTACTCTCTCTTAATGTCATAGAAACTCTTAAGTCTCCACTTTCTACATTAGGAGAAAGTCTCCAATCAGTAACTTCAAACGTCTTCTCATTACCTGTAGTCCAACCATATCTGTCGTTCCTAAACTTAATAAAGTCACCAACCTCAATGTCTAGAGCATTTAATCCAAACTCTGCACTAAGGGTAAGTTGTTCACGGTTTCTAAACAACATCTGCTTTGCAAGTCTCTGAGCCGCTATAGAATTAGTAGTGTAAGGTAATGCTAGATCTAATATAGATTCAATACCATTATCTTCAGCCAGAAAAGCACTAGAATTAATTTGAGGATAATCAGTACTAATATAACCTTCATCACGATCTACAAATGTACCTCTTACTGCATTAAAGTTATTTGCTATAGACATCTTAGTATCAAGTGAGATACCGCTTCTAAGATCATCTAGTGTAAGTATTTTAGTAGGAGCAACAAAAGCACCAGCAAATAATCTCCAAGATCCAGCACCCCAGAATAAAGTACCTCCTAGAGAAGTCATCATTTCCCGTAGTACAGAACCAGAGTTTTGACTTGCTTGTACTATGCCATTAATAGTATATTGTTTTGAGCTATCAGATAGCACTGTAGTATCTTCACATACAGACGCGGCTTCCTCAAAGGTAGCATAGTCAATACTACTATCTTCTAAGCCATAATCTGAAGATATAAAGTCTCTTATTATCCAAGCGGCATTGTCAGTCCACGTAGGAGCTTGAGCTACACCGTTAATTGTAGTTACTACCTTCTTACCTTTTACGACAGCAGTTACTTGAGGCAGACCATTAGAGAAAATATCTTTGTCGTACTCAAACCTACAATATATATAAGCTATACCTTTACCTATAAAATCAGTTGTAGTAGTTGTTTCTGCGTGTAGGGTTGTAGCTAAGGTTTCTGTGGAATTAGAAAAAGCATCTGTAGCACTTGTCTGACTTCCATCGTGTATATAAACCTTAATCTTGTTACCCCAAATAGCTGAAGTAACATCACCGTTAGACATTTGAATTATGCCATCATTAAGATAGACATCCTCTACACTATCTATTTCGTGTCCAGCTAAAGATATTATCTGATGTAGAATCTTATTATTACCACCAGTAACTTCTTGGAAGGTAATTGTACCACCTTTTCTAGCTTTACCATAAACAAATTGCATAGGAGCTAGTGCGCTTTTATTATTAACCTGTAGACCATTAGAGTTGTTAGGGTTTTGGTCAGGCTTTGGGGTTAAAGCAGTTATTAAGGCTGTCGTTACCATAGTTAGGGCAACGTAAGTTAAAGCATAAACTGTCCAGTAAGTAGTGGCAGACGCTGTTGCACCCACTATAAAAGTTGTAATAGCTGATACAGGATCTTTAGGTGCTACTTCATTTATATTTCTATGCCGTAATACGTTAAAAGGAGTGTTGTGTTTATTTATTGACATACCCAAGCACTTTCTACATCTTCAATGTTTAATCTAATTAGACCTTCCCTATTAAGGAAGACAGCCCTAGAGCCGATGGAAATACCGAGTGCGACACCAGTTATCCAGCGACACCCTTTCTTAGTTGTAACAAGGCTACCAAATACAGGTCGCTCAATTCTAGTTAGTTTAGTAGCTAACCCTTCATCTAAAGAGTTAAAACCAAAGTCATCTCTCACGCTTCTTGGTCCTTTAGGATGTACACCATTACTTTGCATGTACAAGCCTTCCCAATCATCAGCATAACCTACACCATACATAGCTCTAAATGCACCGTTAGTAAAAGTAAAACAGTCATGTACACCCCACTCAAAGGGTATACCTATCATTTTATCTAAGTAAGAGTTTAATTCTATTTTCCCCATACTACTGTTTGATCTTGCATTGATTGTACGTAGGAAAAGAAAGTATCTCCATCATATCGGGATTGATGATTTTCATTTGTGTATCTCCAGCCACTAGGTCGTTCTAGTTCTATTAATTTACTCTCTACCGTTAAGTTGATTGTACTTGACTCTGCTTCATCAACTATAGTCATCTTATCCATTTTACCTGAGAATATTTCTACAACAGATGAGTCACTTTGTTCACCTAAGTACAACCTCATTACTCTTCTCTGGTAAGGTTCTTGTAAAGCTAAAGAAACTATAGAGACAGGTATTCCTGATAAAGTTAGATCTACAGACTTAGCAGATAGATCTCCTACTTCTTCTAAGTCACCAATAGTAAGTAAACTGCCTGTACCAGTAAATACTTGATCACTACCTTGCACGTTAATAGTTCTGTCGCCTAAGCCAGTCCACATACGTAAAGGACCAATCTCTATAGTGTCTCCATTTATATCTGTAGTAGTTCTAGTATCAAACATAAGCTCTACAGCATAGTAAGGTTGTATGCTATCTCCAATAAGAGCAGACAGTAGTGATGAAGGTATTGCTCTACTCATCCTACTACCTCCATTGCTCCAAAGGATATACCAAAGAAACTTGCGTCATTAACTGACCAAGAAGTTTGGTTAGCTGATAACCTAAATACTCCAGAGGAATTAGTTAAGTCAGCAGATACACTTGATCTAGCTTTTCTTAACTTAGGCCATATCTCTAGTGTACCATCTCCAGATTGATCTTGTAGTACTTTATGTAGAGTAGCATCTGCGGCAGTACCTAGTTGTATGTAGTCACCAGCTTTAAGTGTGCCAGTCATAACTACACCTACAGAACTAGCACCTACAGCACCTGTTATAACAGCAGACGTTGCAGTACCTCTCACAGTCTTAGCTGATGGGTCGTTAAGTAGGAATGTACCTGTCATACCCTTTAAGCTCATCAGGAAGCTAATCCAAGTCTCTGCATCATCTCTATTCATAGGTGGTAAACTAATATCAGCTTCCCACATCTGACCATCATAAGATTGTGTCTGTTGCTTATAAGTAAAAGGAGACATAGATACAGCAACTGTATTCTTAGCTCTTAGTTCAATGTTAGCTATACCAATGTTAGTAGGTAAAGCGAGGGGGTAAGAAATAGCCATTATGCCATCGCCCTTCCATAGCTACCACCACGTCTTTTAGCATCTAGTACTGCACCTTTAGCACTGTCCGCAATCTGTGGCATCATTTGTCGTATCTCAGCACGTACAGTTTGTTGTACTCCTGTAGATACATTTATGTTTTGTACGATAGTAGTTGAACCGCCACCGCCTTCCATCTGTACCCCTAGCTTACCATTAGCTCCACGTTTAAGTGGCATGATAGCTTCAGGGCCAGCTTCTCCCATCAGTCCAGTTTTACCACCAGACATAGCGAATGTAGTAGGACCTCCAACTACACCACCATTAGCGTAGGCTTGCACTTGAGAGCCATTAGATATTACACCTCCGTCAGCGAAAGGTAATTTTCCAGAGATAGCGGATACCATCTTCTTAACTACAAGAACTCGGAAAAGCTCTTTAATAATATCTGCCGCCATAGCTTTGAAAGCATCCTTAACAGAAGATGTACCATCAACTATAGACATAAATGCGTTTTCCATAGAAGCCTCTATAGAAGCACCTAAAGCCTCTTGCTCTTCTTTAGCTTTCTTCAAAGCATCATGTCTCTTAGTTTCAGCATCTGTAAGTTTAAGAGTGTTTTCTATTTGTTTAACTTGAGAAGGGGTTATTATACCATCATACTCATGTTGTATATCTAGTAGCTTTTGCTTAATATCTCTTTCACTACCAAAGAGTCCTACAAGCTCTCCCTCTACCGTCTTCTCGTGGTTTAGTTGAGCTATATAGTCTGCTAGAGCATCAGCGTCTTTTTGTTCTTGTGTCTTCTTAGGATCATCGTATATAGAAACTCCACCCATAGTAGGTTCTTTATCAGATGTAGTACCTCTTCCACCATACTTACCTAATCTCTGGGCGGCATCACTACCTCCCATAAGACCATAAGATATTTGAGATAGTTTCTTTCTTCTCTCTAGTAACTCATGCTCTTGAGCATTTAAACCCATAGCTAGGATTATTGCATTTTGATCTACACCTTGAGCTGTTAACTTCTCTTTCAGTATATCCTGAGAAATCTGTAACTCTAAGTCACTTAGTTCTTTCTGGGTATACTTATAAGTAGTTGACTCTTTACCATATCTTAATTCTATCTCTAGAAGTTGGTTTTTCTTAGACTGTAACTCAATGTTTCTCTTTGCAGTTAATATTCCTGCTACCCGTTTATCACGAGCCGCTTTCTCTCTAGACTTTTTTTCTTCATATGCATAGTAAGCAGTTATACCATCAATTCTGTTTTCTACTATACTTAGATTAAGAGCTTTTTCTGCTTCAGCGGCTTTTCTCTTTGCCTCTACTTCTTCTCTTATTCTTCTACGTGTATTAGCTTGTTCATTATCAGCTTCATTAACTTCACTACCAGCAAGAGCTTTGTTTACTATAATAGCATCTCTCTGTCGTAAAAGAGAAGCTAATTGATCTTCATAAATCTCTAGTTGTTTTTCACTTGCAGTTGAAGTGCCTTCTATAGCATCCTCTACCGCTTTTATGGTCTTCGCATCTGCGTAAGTGAGATCAACAGTCTTGTTTTTTAAGGCATATATTTTATTATACATCTCAAAAATAGCTTTATTTAGAGCAAGCTCTTGAGATCCAGCCGCACCTGACTGGAGAAGCTCTAACTCTCCCCTGAGTTTAGATATTTCTTTTACTGCTTCTTTAGACGCATCTTTTATGGATATTATACCCTCAGCCGCCCCTTTAGCGGCCTTCCTATTTTCCATGAACATTCTACCTAGAGCAGAACCAACAGGTATAAGGATACCAAGTGCGGCAGATAAACCTACAGCGGCTTTCATACTTAACCCAAGAGGGCCAGCAACCATAGGAAGTACGCCTACTAACTGGGAGGCCTGTTGACTAAATGCAACAAAAGCACTTGTGCCACCTTGAACCTGAACCGCGAAGTCACCAAACTGATAACCTAACTGCTGAACAGCCATGTTACTGCCATTCATTTTGTTTCTAGTGTTACCTATAGCTTTACCAGAAGCCATGTGTGCGGCGTTTAATCTTCTTGTGGCGATAGTTAAAGAGTCTGTATACTTAGTTTGTTGTACGACCTTTGCTCCGAGAGACATTATAGCAGATTGGCTCATCCTAGAAGTTTTAGATAAGTTGTTCTGTGCCATGACGATCTTGTTTATAGAACTCATGTATTGGCTTTTATCGCCAGTCCTAGCAAAATCTTTAGCTAGTAAACCCACAGCTCTTTTAGTCTGATCTGTAGTCTTAATTAGACCTGTAAGCTGTGTATAGTCTACCTTAACTGCTAATTGTATTGCCCCTATGTCATCCATTCACTGTCCCCATATAAACTGTATCAACACGTTTTATTGTTTCTATATCCCTAGAAGAAATATGTGTATCAGTCAGTTCCTTCCATGCTTTAATTTCAATATAAGTTATCGGGTTAGGTCCAGAGAATCCCATAGATCTACTATTGCTTAATGCAATAAAGGCAGACCAGACATGAGATAGTAGCGATGGAAAAT